CCCGTACTCAAGATCTTAACCTGGTACTCCCTAGGATTATAAGGTGAGCTCCTAAAAACTACATTCTTTGGGTCTCGCTCAAATTCTCGTTCTAGGTACTCTGAAGTACCTTCAAAACGTTTTAAACAAGATGCTATGAAAGACATAGAATACCCTTCATTTGTAAGTCCCCCGCTAGTATGCATGCCATAAATGGCTGTACCCGCGGTATAAGCAGCTCCACTAAAACCCTTTTCAGTTGATCCACGATAGGTTACCATTCCGAAAACATCCGATGCCTCTACATGGCCATAGGATGTACGTGGGGTTGGAAAATGGCTAGTTATAGAAACCATGGTCTTCGCTTCTAATCTGGCTGGTCTCGCTGACGAGGCTTTAAGCCTAGAGAAGGTCGCTTCGCCTAGATTAAATGCTACCAGGTCACCTTCTAGAATACGAAGTCTAGGGTCATCTGGTTTGCATAATATCTGTTGGCATATCGAATTTTTAACCACACTAAAGCCTTCTCCACTACGTATAGCGGAAATTATAACATGGTGCGGTGTAACAAGCCACTGTTTGAATCTAAGAGCACTCCCAAATCCACGAACTCCATCATGGCCACGTATCTCCAATTGGCATGGTGGTGTATTTTCCATAACCGAATCGAAAACGAGGCTATTAGGCACATGGCTTTCTGTCACATACCTAGATTGTTCAACGATAGGTCGCGTATAATTGTAATCGCTGTACCCCTCAGGTAAGTCGGCGTATACTTGCACTTGAATTGTCCGCCGAAAACGTGCAACAACATAAATTGTAGTAAGGGTTATGGCCATTAAAAGTAGCACAAACGCCATTGATATGGATATCATAGTATTTCTACTAATATCCATAATAGAATCGCTGATGTTAAAACCATCGGCGCCCGGTAAGTTAGTCAAAACTAACAAACCTCCGGCTGTTTTAGCTAATATGCCATCCCTAAGCCACCGTTCAATGTTCTTGCGAATACTGGCTCTAGTTAGAGTCATAACAATCCTGAGGGTATCCTGCGACAAGCGATCTTGTCCAAGCCGAGTAAAGATAGATGTTAATTCATCTTCCTCAACCTCGCGTTCCTTGTAGTCTTGTGGGTTATTCATCCAACCATCAACCATAATCAAGCTAACGCGGCTTGGCGCAGGTATTTTATCTCGACCACCAGCAACGATGTCATTAAATGAT